AAAGGAGCCTTCAATGGCAAACACAGAGACAGTAGTATCGCCCGGCGAATTATCCATCAGTGGCAGTTCAGTCAAGTTCCCGATGGAGCCTATGGGAGACGCCTGCTTCGTCGAGAAGATGGAGTCTGACCACCGTGGCAAGATCATGATTCCCCAGGCCAACGGTTCGCAGGGTGATCCTCGGGCCGAGTTCGTATTCGGCAAGGTGATTGCCGTTGGGCCGGGGACGTTCTCCATCAGTGGCGTGCGAACACCATGCGATATCAAGGTTGGCGATATCGTCACACTCCCCCTGGTAGCGGCAATGCGAATCAGCATGGGCCTGCGGAATGAACTGATTGCTCGTGGCTCGACCGCTGAGTACATCGACAAGATCATGGTTGTCCAGTTTGAACATATCACCGCGAGGTTACTGTGATTCCACTAAAGCTGCTGCTGTCATGCTTGTTTGTGTTCTTATTCTCCTACGTCGTGGTCCGTAAGGCACCTTCATAGGTATGCCAGTGGCCCTTGTCTGGATTATTGTTCAATGGAGTTGGTGATGCACAGCGAAGTATCCAACTGCCGATCTTGTAACGCCAAGATCATGATGTTAAAAACAGCCACCGGCAAATTCATGCCGGTGGACGCGGTCCCGGTTCCCCATGGAAACCTCGAAGTTCACAACGGCGAATGTCGCGTCATCAGGAAGACTGAGGTCTACGATGGCGACCGCTATATCAGCCATTTCGCTACCTGCGTGAGCGCTAATCAGCACAGAAAGGTGAACAGTGCCGATCAACATCAAGCCTAAGAAGGGCAAGAAAGGCCCGGAGAAGCAAGTGCAGGACACCATCTTGCAGTGGCTTCGCCTGAATGGCTGCCTGGCTATTCGAGTGAACCAGGGTGGGTTCTTCGATAAGCGTGGGCACTACATCAAGTTCACCGACGAGGAAGGGGTGAGCGATATCATCGCCTGCGTGCCTACGCCTAATTTGCCTGGCATGATGCATGGCCAGTTCTGTGCTATCGAGTGTAAGGCCGGTCGCGGAGTCCCGAGCGATAAGCAAGAAGCTTTCCTTCGTAAGGTTGGCGATGCGTATGGCGTGCGTATCGTCGCCTACACACTTGAAGATGTCCAGAACGTGTTACATTGGCTACCGAACCTCTAACGGAGAACGCTGTGCCTATAGATAAAGAGATTCGCAACGGGCTTATCAAAAGCACGTTCCTTGGCAGAGAAGATCACGGAATACTAACAGCCTCGATTATCGTTGAAGGCGAATCGTGGGGGTGTGGTTTTGGTGGCCTGATGACTGTTCATCTGCTGCCATTCATCAAGGAAGTGGTTGACCTTCTTGGGCAATGGGAAAAATTGCCCGGCCAACTTGTCAGGGTTGAGTTCAAGGGCAATGGCATGTCAACCATTTCCAGACTCGGCCACCCAATCAAAGACAAGTGGATCGACATCGACAAAGTGCCAACAGGCATGAACGAAACATAGGCAGGCGGTATATTCCATGGATGAATTAACCAGGTATCTCATGTGGGCAGCAGTGTTCATTACTGTTGCCTTGATTGAATGGAGAACGATGGATGACACCACTGACGACGGTAGACGTGGCGGAACTACTGGGGACAACTCGGGAGAAGGTAGCCAGCATGATCCGCGAAGGCCACCTTAAATCGTATCGCCTCCCTGGCGGCACGGATGTTCGCCCACGTCGGTACGTCAGTCCAACTGATCTTCTTGATTTCATCGTCGCCAACGAACTACCGCAGGCGCTGGCGAGCAGAGTGGCAAAGCTTACTAAGGAGTAGATCATGGTTTGGTGCGTGTTTGGTGCATCTATTCTGGCAGCACTGTACTCCATGGAGGTGGTGCGCAGGCTGAACTATAGCTATGCACGGCTCAACAGAACGATTCGCTACTCCCGTTGGCTGAAAAGCTATCGCCAGCAGATTGATATGCACAAGTCGATTGCCGCCACATTGGTAATGAACATAGACGACCTAAAGAAAGAAAGCTTGGCATGGCAAGGAACATGTGCTGCTCTAAAGAAAGACCACGGCAAGTTGCATGACGAGAACCAAGTTTTAAGTAAACGCAACCTGCTACTCGAAGCAAGAAACAAAGCCATTGAGACATTGGTGAACACTGGTAATGTCACATCAGATGACACCACAGGTAATCACTGTATTCATTGCCGGCAACTCGGGTTGAGGGTTTGTCTGGGTGATGTTATACATGGCAAGAAAACGGATTTGACAACGCATACCCGCGCCTATCACGTATGAATCGAATGGCGAAACGCATGTCTACAAAACAAGGAGGTTCCCATGCTAGTCCTGACCAGAAAGAAGAACGAGTCGATAGTAATCAACGATGATATCACCATCACGGTGGTAGAAATCAGAGGCGACAAAGTCAAACTTGGCATTGCCGCACCGAAACAAACTCCCGTTCATCGGCAGGAAGTCTACACGGCTATTCACGCCAAAGGGGGCACAGATGACTAGCGAGGAAAGTGATATGTACCTTGGCAGCGGCAGGGGGCTACCAAAATACGACCACCCCGACGAATGGGTAGATCCTGACTTGTCCATGATGACAAATGCCGACCTTGTGGTTCTGCTTGACGCTTCCAGTAGACAGGACCACTGGACAGACATGAAGTTCATGGAGGCTGTGCGGAAGGAAATAGGGAGAAGGAAATGAAGATCCGAGCCTCATCTATGCCCCTGGCTGTCACCTGCCCGGCATCGCTGCAGCAGCCAGATGGATACACCCTGTCCACCGAGAACGAGGCTTCCCGCCTTGGCACCGCTGTTCACGATTGGCTTTCCGACAGGTTGGGGAGTGATACCAAGCCGTTCGAGCATTACGCCACGAAGCATTCAGTCAAGGCAAAGGAGGTCGAGAAGCTATCGCTGAAGGCTTACAGGCTGTGGGGAGAGGTGAGTGAATACTTTCCCGAGCCCAAAGTGGAAGTGTACCACGAACTGAAGTTGCCCGACATGACGTTGACCGGGCACATGGATGTATCGGACTACCACGCTGTTCATCGCATGGCTGTCGTGCTGGACTACAAGACAGGGTTCCTTGATGGCGACCATGAGGAGCAAATCAAGACGTACGGTCTGTTGGCGTTGGACTTGTACCCCGAGGCAGAGAAGGTATTCACGATCATCTTGAATGTCCGTGATTACACGAGGGACCAGCAGGTTTACACGCGGGGTGCGCTAAATGATTGGTATGCCAATCGGGTGGTTGGCAGAATCCACTTCATGAAGGGTGCTTACAACTCAGGCTCTCACTGCCGGTTCTGTAACTTCCGCAGCCAGTGCCAAGCGTATAAGGATGAGATCACGAACGCTGCCTTAGTGATTCAGGAAAACGGGCAAGTCGCTGTCGCCGCACCGCTACTCTACAACAGCGTGCTGCACATCGAGAAGCTATGCGACCGGGCCCGAGACTGGCTCCACTGCCATGTGCATGAGGCGGGCGGGACGGTGCCGCTGGATGAGAAGTACAACCTTACTCTCCGATCCCAGGTAACTCAGGAGGTTATTGTTGGCCGAGCATTGCCGGTGCTGCGGAAGCATTTAAGCCCATCGGACATAGCTGACACAATGTCGATTGGGATTACCAAACTGAAAGACAAGATCATGGGTGTCACTGGCCATGGCCAGAAGGGGAAAGCGTGGGCCGGAACCTTGCAGGAGCTTGATGAGGCCCAGGCGTTGAACCAGGTGGTAAAAACCCAACTCGTGAAAAGGAAGAAAGACGATGCCCTGCCCAAAGAAGAATCGCAAAGCGAAGCTACGCCGACGCAGGAAGTATGAGGGAACACTTGAGCGTGGGTACATGAGACTTGCCGAGGAGGCACTTAAAGCGAAGCGTCTCATGAACGAGGCAATCGACAGCGAAAGGAGTATGCGAGAAACATTCAGGGCTGTTTTGAATAAGCAGTTGCTTGTGGAGGTGTCGGCGTGGCAAGGCAGGGAAAAGGAGTTGGAGGTTAAAGCCAGATTCAACGACATGATTCCGTACATGCAACCTCAATGTGAACGGGTGCAAAGCTATACCTACCAGCAAGCTGCTATGGATATCGCATTACTCCACCCTATTAATTGTGATGTAGGAACGATAACATTAAGAAATGTTATCGACATGGCACAAATTCTTAGAAAAGAAAGATTGGTGCAATACTTACAGGATGAGGCTAAAATTATGGGTATGTTTATAGCCAAGGAAATACTTGGCAAGATGATTGGATACACGAACTCCGTACTAACCTAACCACCCCGAGGAACCCATGAGCGTACCAGCAACCGTCAGCCAGCCAGTAGCGAAACAACAACAGCAAGGATCATTAGTTCAGCGATTCGCTGAGCGATATGGTGTTGATGCAGGGAAACTACTCAACACACTAAAAGCCACCTGCTTCAACCAGAAAAAGAAAGATGGAACGATTATCAATATCAGCGACGAACAAATGATGTCGCTGCTTGTGGTAGCCGATCAGTATAAACTTAACCCATTCACCAGGGAGATATACGCATTCCCTGCCAATAATGGCATCGTTCCGATTGTCTCGGTCGATGGCTGGTGCCGAATCATCAACGAACATCCTCAGATGGATGGCATCGAGTTCGAGCCTGGCCCGATAGTGGAGCCTGTTATCGAGAACGGCAAACTGACTGGCGTGCCGGTGAACGAGTACATCACCTGCGTTATCTACCGCAAGGATCGCAACCGACCCATCAAGGTGTCTGAATACGTCATGGAGTGTCGGCGACCCACGGACCAATGGAACACCTGCCCCCGGCGTATGCTCCGCCATAAGGCGTTGATCCAGTGTGCCCGAGTGGCGTTCGGATTCGCTGGCATCTATGACGAAGAAGAGGGAGCTACCATTGCCGATGGTTCTTATACCGAGGTAAAGCCTGCTGCCCCCAAGATCCAGACTGGCCGGGTCAAGTCCACCCAAGCCGTGATTACCAACACCGTGCCTCCAGTTGCAGCGACAGTCACCCCACCTGCTGACCCAGTAACCGACTTCATCGACAATGTAGACGAAGGACAACCGACGCCAGTAGTGGAAGCCGAAGTAATCCACAAGCCTGGCGAAGACGCCGAGTTGCCACCGTGGGTTGTCACGGTCATGAACGAGATCGACAACTCCCCTAAGACTAGCACGACGGAGAGTATCGGCAACCGAATCTATACTGAATACCGAAGCCCTGAAACGCCAGAGCCCGACAAGCAGCAATGGTACCCACTTCTGTTCATGGCGTGGGCTGAACGGATTGGCACCCAGTGTGCCGACGCCGACAAGCCACGCATCCTGAAGCGACTCGAATCGTGGCGATCTAACCTTGGCTCTATCGCGGCGAACGTCTTCGCATCGTTTACGAAGGGGACGGAATCATGAACGAGTTCGAGAGGGTGTGGCAGGAGTACGTGAGGAAATACCCAAACGTGCTGGAAGGTGACTCTGGTTTAGTAGAAGCAGCCAGAAAAGCGTGTTCGTGGTTTCACGAGCAAGGCTACATCGCTGGAACAAAAATGCAACGTAGACTAACACGCCTGCAATTAGGCTTATCGGAGGAATGGGACAAGTGAGTAACGCGCTTCACCTACACCGTCTAGAAATCAGCAACTTTATGCGGGTTGATGCTTTCTCAGTGGATGCCGATGGTAAATCGGTCATCATCCGAGCCAAGAACGCCGAGGGTAAGTCCTCGGTGATCGAAGCGATATGGGAAGCCTTGGCCGGATCGTCGGCTAAGGAACGGCCCGAACCAATCCATGAAGGTGCCGACAAAGCCCTGATCCGCATTGAACTTGCCGATGACGATGGCGAGGTACTCTACATCGTCGAGAAGCATATCACTCCGAAACTTCGCCGGCTGGTTATCACAACCGGCGAAGGCAAGAAACCGCCTGGCAGCGCTCAAGCGTTGCTGGACGGGTTCCTTGATCGTTACTCACTGGATCCGGTGGCATTCCTCGAGCGCCGGCCCCAGGACCAGCTTGACGATGTCTTGCAGGTCTGCGGGATTGAACCACCAGCCCAGCAGGTAATCCAGATTACCGGGGATACGCTATCGATAGAACTCAGGCCGAAATCTGGAGAGTCAGCCGACACATACCTTGGCCGGTTGTCTGCCGATGATGATGGCCTGTTCTTTCGACGCCGGCACGCGGAGAACCAAGAGGTTACTCGCATCCGTGGTGCTATCGACAAGCAGCGGCAAGAAATCGAACGGATGCAGAACGGTCTCGCCCAGGTTACCAATTATGGCAGCCTTGAATCTATGCAGCAAGACCTTGCCGCCATGCGTTCAAGCAATAAGGATCATGCTGCGTCGGCGAAAAAGATGAGCGACCTGGCGTCGGACCGGGCGCTCATGAAGATGAAGAAAGAGAAGGATATCGAGAAGCGAAATGCTGCGATGCAGCAGTTACGCGACCTCGAGGTAGCTATTACGAAGAAGAAGGAGGAGTTGGCAGACCTTGAAACGGATGTCGAGAACTCTTCATTCGACGAGAAGGAAGCTGCCGAAGCTTACGATCTACACTGCAAAAGCCACAGTAAGTTGAATGACAACTCAGAGCAGATCGGGTTTTTAGAGAAGAAGATTGGGCAAGCAGTGTCGGCCAGTAAGCAGATCATCGAGCGAGATCACGCTGTCACCAGGCACAACGAACTGGAAGCAGAACTTGAAGTCGCCAGCAATCGCCACGCCAAGACGGATTCCATCCTGTTGGAACTAAGGAAACTACGGAAGGGGATACTCGAGGGGATCGACCTCGGGGTAGATGGGCTCTCCGTCGAGGGTGGCGAGCTACGAATGAACAACAAGCCGTTCCGGCAGGCATCGTACGCCGAACGGGTGAAAGTATCGTGCGCAGTAGCCATGAAGAGAAGCCCCCGGCTCAAGCTGCTGCGTGTGGATAACGGGGAATCCCTGGACAAGGATAGTAAGGAATACCTGTTGTCGCTGGCCGCCGAACGTGGGTGGCAAGTGGTCATGGCATGCGTGGCTGATAACACCGGCCTGAAGGTCGAACTTGTGGACAAGGAGTAGGTGATGGAGCGTTGGCAGTACAAGATTATCGACACCGGAACAGGCAATTGTAATCCCGATGACCAGGTGGGCATGGACTTCCTTGGTAACGAGGGATGGGAACTGGCCGGTGTCGGTAAATCCCATAGTGCCTACGGTGGGGCGAGGTTCTACTTCAAGAGGAAAGTTCACCCACTCCAGTTGTACGGACCAATCGATTGCCCATGCGGGTACAGTGATTCAGCCTACATCGGTCAGCCATGTCCTCGATGCGATAAGGAGATTAAGTAATGGCGAAGAACTTCGGTGATGCTGTTGCTGATGCGACAGTAACGCACAACATAGAAGGAGGTGTTGCTTATGCGAATACATGACCCTCACCGTGGCAAGTTCGCCGTGGCATCACAGCAACTACTCAAATGGATGTACCGTCAGGGCATCCTTGGCATCGTCGGCTACAACGAGAAGTTCAAGGGGAACACGTTGTATGCCGAGGTGGACAAGGAATCGGATATAGCCAGGATGCCGAAACGGTTCGCCAGTCTCACTGTTGAAACGAAACTCAAGACAGATGCGAGGCACATGTGAGCTACCCAGAAACCCCAGGCTTCAAAGCCAATGGCACCAGCGAGATCGCGGCCAACACCACCGACGCCGAAGCCCTTCGCGCGATTACGTTGCAGTCCATCAGGAAGGCACCGAAGACAGCCGACGAGATTGCTGAGGACGTTGGTATCGACCGCTTGGCGATTCGACCTCGTTGCACCGAGCTAAAGGCGTCGGGCCTGATACGCGACAGTGGTGTACGCCGGCCCAACGTCAGTGGAAAACTGGCAATCGTATGGGAGGTGGTCAAGAGGCCGGACCGCAATGGGATGCTGTTTAACACTCAAAAGGATGCGTCTTCGTTATGAAACACCAAAGTAAACTGAAACCGGTAGACAACAAGTTCCATAAGGGTAACGGTGAGGATCAGAAGCACTACTGGTTGACACCACCCGACTTGTACAGGCAGCTTCACGCAGAGTTTAAGTTTAACTTTGATCCATGCCCATATCCATTACCAAAGGGGTTTGACGGACTCACCTGCGAATGGGGAACACGAAACTACTGCAACCCGCCGTTCGGATCCATCATTCACCAGGGCAAGAAGAAGGGACCGACTGCTTGGATGCGGAAGGCAATCGAAGAGAACGCCAAGGGGAAACTGGTGGTCATCGTGTACCCGGTGGACAAATGGGTATTGATGATGCTCAAGGCCACCGGTTCAACGATCAGGAACCTTGGCGATGTTAAGTGGCATTCAATCGAAGACAATACGCCTGGGAAGGGAACAGGCAGGCACATCGCTTGCTTCGTCCTGAGATAATCATGAATCGCTGTTGCAATCGCACAGCGACGTTTGTAGACTGCGAATCACAAACTACGACGCGGGCCAAGCGCGTCACATGAAGCTGCAAAGCCCAGACCCCTCGCACTGTTCCTTGGCCGGACGGTGCGGGGGGTCTGTTGTTTAAGGTATCCATATGCCTGAAGAAGCGATACTACCGATAAAAGTGTGGAGATTCCATGACGCACCACCGTACTTACAAACCTTGAGTAACAACGGTGGTGATGAGGATTGGCTTGCAGAAGTTCCACCAGGGTACGGATACGTTCCATGGATAGAGGACGGTCGATGTTTTGGGACATGCGACGTTTCGGAATACGTCCATCCGCACAACCCTGCATGGAAAGTATTTATTGGATGCCACGCCTAGTCTTGGAAGAAGATATGATCCTCGAAACTGACTTTCTTGACCACTGGAAGACGCGGCTTTTCGTCGAAACGATGGGACAAGAACACGCCTCCAACTATATCCTCCGACTCTGGTTCCACTGCCAGCAGCGCAAGACCACCGACTTCCCAGGCATGACCCCGCAGATACTCAAGGTAGTCTGTCGGTATGATGGGGATGCCCAAAAACTGTACGACGCAATAACCCAACCTGAAGTTGGGTTTGCTGTGGGTTATCCCAACGGTATCCGAGTCCCTAAATGGGCTGACCTGAACGGTAAGCTAATAGCCAATTGGGTTAATGGAAAGACTGGTGGAAGGCCAAATAAAACCCACGATAAACCCAACGATAACCCAACCGAAACCCAACCAGAACCCAACCTCAACCCACAAGGAACCGGTATGGTAAGGTATGGTAAGGTAAGAGAAGAAGAGAATAAGAATGAGCCATCAACCCCTGCCAGCGCTGGTGTTGCTGTTGATGAGGAAGATGAAAATTTCATTCCACCAGGAAGAGGACTGGAATCGAGTCTGATGTTCCCTACCTGCCTGTCCGAGGCGACCAAGGCGTTCACGGTCGAGGTGAAGGAGCAAGCGTGGCAGGTCTGCCGGGCCTTCGCACAGCACTCGCCCAACCGCCGAGTTCCGGACACCTGGCAGAAGATCATCGTCATCTTCGCCAACGCGATCGTGGCGAACGAGGGAGCGTTCCAGCGGCTCATCGGCTACTACACCGAGAACGACCCGGGGAAGATCGAGGCAGGGATCAAGAAAGGCGAGCGATGGCCACCGAACACAGCACCGAGCTACGTTTGTGCCAAGCTGTTCCCGACTCCGTCGCCGTGGGAGAAGCCGAAAGGTGTGTCGCCGGAAGAAGCCGGACGGCGGTTTGTGGAGCGAAACAAGTTAACTGAAACCATCGGGAGAATGCCATGAACATCGACCAGATCGGCAAGTTCATCGCAACGCTTGTTTTGCAGGTTGGTATCGATGGCGAGAAGGCTGAAAGATCGGCTGACTTCTGGAAGCCCAATCTTCTCAAGCTCGAGTACGAGAAGTCCATCGAAGCAATCAAGGTGCTGTTGCTCAACAACAACATCCAAAGCAAAGACCCGGGGAAGTGGATCAGCCAGGTAGTTCGGTACTGCGGTGGTTCCGACGTGGCGGCCAAGAAGGAGACAAACGAACCTGTAACGACCTGGTGTAATACCTGCATGGGTTCCGGTGTGATGGAAGTTCCTCACAGCAATATCCCCGGCAAACGAGTCCATTGGATCGAAGGGAGGTGGGACGGGCAGTACACGATGTCAGTCGCTTGCGACTGTGGAGCAGGGCAGATGAAGGCGTGCCAGATGATGGGTATTCGGCAGTACGAGTCGCAATACCAGAACTGGCGATTAGAGTATCCGCTACGCCGGTGGATGTGGCAACTGGACATGATTCTATCTAGACCAGTTCCGTCGTTACCTGAGGATAGAACGAAACGAAAAGGACGCATTACCGAGTTGGAGCAGTTTATCAAAGCTGCCTCGCAATGCTAAACCAGGAGTAGGAAATGCCGCAGAAACAATTGAAGTTCGATTCTCTGAAAGACCTCGACTTCGGCATGATCGACAAGGTGTTCGAGAAAGAAATCGCCAAGGCTGCCGATGACTGTCACAACCGGCCCGAGGACAAGACTGCTCGCAAAGTGGTCCTGACTTTCTCGCTGACACCACGTATGACCGGTGGCGCGCTGGATCGTGTCGAGGTGGCATTCGACTTCGCCACGAAACTGCCGATCCAGAAGTCGAAGGTCTACGAAATGCAGCCGATCATCAATAAAGGCAAGGCTGTGGGGCTCAACTTCCATCCTGACCTCCCTGACGATCCGGAAGGCACGACGATCATGGATATTGCCGAAGAAGAAGGCAAGTAAACAACCGAGCCAAAGGGGGAACAGACTGGCTGCCTGAACGGCCACAATCTGGGACGAACTAAAGGCGTCTCCCCCTGATCTTTTACCATCTAACCAGAAAGGCTTGCTATGCTCACCGCAGATACATTTAACGCTATCAAGAACCTGGCCCAGACAGCGCAGACATCTATTCGCACCAAGGCCAATAGTCATACGTTCATCGATAACATCCCCGGTAATGAACCACAATACGCCTTGGCCGTTCCAGACGCCGTTGATCGTCAAATTAACCGGCTGGAAGATTTCGTCAATCTGCTGACAGCCAGGAAGGATGGTGGATTCACTAGCGATGGAGCCTCGGTTCCATTCAACGAAGACTTCCCGGATAATCCCATGGAAGTGTCGAGCGAAGGCAGCGTGGTGTACTTCGATGCAGGGCACGTCGTCTACAAAGAGTCGCCCGGCGACCTCCGTGGACTAACAGCCCATATGGCTATGGTGATGACACCTGAATTTAAGTGGCTGGCTGGCGACTCAGTCAAGTCGTACGACCACAAAGAGTTCGTTCGCATCCTGCGTATCGTCCTGCGTAACTGCCTACCCGCCGGCAACCTGCTCTCCATCGTGCGGGAAGCGAAGTTCAACACCAACGCTGTCGCCAGTTCGGTCCAGCAGGTCAGTCGCCAGTCTTTCGGTCGTGACGTGCAAGCCGAAGTGATCGGTCTGCAAGCCATCCCTGAAGAAGTGGTATTGATGGTACAGCCTTTCGAGAACTTGAAGAACAAGTTCAAGGTGGAGTGCGCTATTGAGATCGATGCTTCAACATCGTCGTTCAAACTGACACCATTCCCCGGGCAACTTGTTGACGCTGTCGATGCAGCTATGAATGTGATCTACAACCGCGTGGTAGAGATCGTTCCTGCGTACTACGGACGACCTGAATAACATTCGTTCCTATAGCATAGATATCTGCCTCGTGTACGATTTCACCATATCGTATACGAGGCATTGTCATGTTTCCTGATGGCGCTCAGACTCAACCCGCACAACAGCCAACCCAGGTGAATCAACCTCCGGTTCAGCAAGCGACATCGCCTCAGATTCCCGTCCAACAGCAGCAACAATTCCAACAGCCGGCATCCATGCCGGTCATCCCCCCGCCTATTCAGGCCCAGGCACCTCGTGCCCCTCAACAGCCTGCCCAGTCGCAGCAGCCTGTTCAGCCTAATTACGATTCGATGTACCAGCAGATTGCTGCCTCGCTAGGTACTACCCCTGACGTAGTTCGCCAACAGTTGGGCGATGACCCCGCGATGGGCATGGCATCCCTGGTCCGCGATGCCGTTGGCGTCCTGAACCAGCGCAAATCGGAAAGCACCCAAGCCACCCCAGTCAGCCAGCAACAGCAACAGCAACTCAGCCCTGATGGCAAACTGCCCATGGCTGATGGCTGGCAAACTGTTGTGAAGCAGAACGCGCAGGGCGTTTATGAACCAATTTCTCCGCATTACAAGCAGTATGCCGATGCTGCCAACCACAACGCTATCATCGACCGCCAGCGGTTCGAGCGTTTCCAGGCAGACCCCACACTGCTTATGCAAGATCCTGCTATCCAGCAGACGATTCAGAAGCAGATTCAAGACGCTGTCCAGGCACATTCTCAGCAACAGCAAGTTCTAGCGTTGCGTGAAGAATATAAGTCCAAATTCGCCAAGGATATCTTCCAGGTGAACGAGCAAGGCGCTCCCAAGGTGGGTATGGATGGCAAGCCCATCATGACGCCACTGGGTATCGCCGTTGCCAAGCATTTCAACAATCTCGCCAACACCGGGATGCAGGAATCACGACAGCTTTACGAGGCTGCCATGATTCTCGCCAAGAACGAGTTGGGAGTGCAGAACTTCGCGGCCAATGTCCAGCAACAGCAGTACCCCCACCAGCAAGGCCAACACCAGGGGTTTCAACAGCAGATTGGCTTGCCGCAATACCAGCAACAGCAATACGCTGCACAAGCTCAGCCTCAGACAGTGAACCTGGCTGCCATGCTCCAGCAAAATTCGCAGGCGTACTACCCTGGCCAGGCTCCCCCGCGTGGTCCAGTTCCGCAGCCCACCATTGAAGGTGCGCTGTACGCCATGCTCCAGGACTTCCCCGATGGTCTGTCCACCGGGCAATACCTCGATCAAATCGGCCCATTGTTCCAAACAGCAGGCCGCCGCTAAGTCACGTTCTGAAAACCTTGAAGGGGTTCGATTATGGCATATCCCACGACTTTTATGTCGAACTACAACTTCGCGGTGAACTTTCAGAACCGACTGAATGAAATCACCACGACCACGATCCGGAACCGTGTCCTCTTGACGATGATGCAGTCTCTTGGTCGCATCATGCCTGCCGATGGTGGTGAGTTGCTCGAATGGATCGTCTACATGCGTAACCCGAAGCCTCGTGGCTACTCGGGCGAAGGCGTCCCTGAATACAACGCACCGGACTCGTTTCGCACTGCTCGACTTCCGTGGGGTAGCTACCACCACGGCCTCAAACTGGATCGAATCAAGATCCAGACGAATAAGGGCAAACAAGCCTTTATCAATGTGATCTCGCAGTCCATTCAGGAAGTGAGCGATTCGTTCACTAATCGATGGCCTGAATACTTCTACCAGGATGGTGACAATCCTCCTGGTGGTGAAGCTCGCCCCCTCATTGGCTTCTACACCTGGCTCGGTAAGTACAGCACTAACACTGCTGCTGCCTACCAGGGATACCAGGGCAAGGTCCGTATCGTCTCTGGCTCCTACGCTGGTATCACGATGGACCTTGGCACTGAATCAAGCGAATGGGCCGGCGACGACGGTTACGACACCGTCCAAGCTGGTTCCGCCACGCTCGGCACAACCACTGGCCAAAAGTGGTGGCCACATGGTCAGGGCGATTCCGCCTACGATTTCTTCCATCCACTCGTGGTCAAGACTGCTTCCGCAAGCTGGGGTTCCAACCCTGCCTTCGACGAAGTCTACTGCGAAAAGATGCTCGACTTCGGCATCATGTACTCACGCCGCAACAGCAAGGGTGATAAGGGACCAATCAACCTCATCATCAGTGCTACCACTCCGATGTTGTCGATCCGCAACCGCTTCGCGGCCACCTATCGAACCATGTCCGAAATCATCCCAAGCGATCCAGGTCGCGGCAACGGTCCAGGCATGGGGCCAGGCAGCGCCTACGGCAAGCCCATCTATCAATTCAACGGGTGCTATCTGGTCGATGACTACGATATGCCCAACAGTTCTGATCTGATCGGTCTGAACCTCCAGACCATCAGTTACCGTCCAGTGCATCCTTACAACCAGACCACTGGTCAGACTCCGATCATGGAGCCATACGAAGGCGAAATTCCTGGTGGTGGTGGTAAGCTTCTTGGCGGGTTCAACCTCGGCCAGTTGCAGATCGACACCCCCCGTAACTCAGTCCTCTGGTCGCCACTCGTTTAATCATTCTCGCCTCGACTGGCGAAGGAGCCTCCTATGGTCGGACAACCAAACTTTGGCGATTGCCCCATTGGCCCTGGTGTTTTGTGGCCCACTACTGACACGAACCTCGGCATCGCCACGCCTGAAGCCGAGTTGCTCGGCAACATCTACTGGGGCCGGGCAAAAGATGGTAGCGTTCGTTGCTACAAGATCGTCAAGAACGTCACTGGATCGACCCTCACAAAAGGTTACGTCGTCAAGTATTCGACCTCGGCTGGTCGGTTCTTGCTCGATGTCACCTTGGCTACTACCGATACTGATGCCCCTGCTGGCGTCGTGGACGATACCTATGATGGTGGCGTTCCCACTGGCCAGTGGTTCCGCATGGTGGTGTACGCCGAAAAGATTCTGCTCAAGCTTGGAACCACCAGTAATGCCCGTTGTACCTTGGCAGTTGGCGACGTCATTGTTGCCAACGATGACGACGGCATGATCTGGAAACAGAACTCTGCTGCTTCCAATGCTGCCGTTCAGAATCGTCTCGGTCGATCACTGGTGGCAACCACTAACGGTACCTCTGACAACGGTGCCTTTATTGCTTGCGAAGTAAATCTGGCGTTCTAAGGCGGACCTGTGGCAAACACGTCAACCAGACTCACTGGCGATAATAGAAAAGGTTTGACAGAGCGAGGTATCCACTCGCTCTTGTCATGGAAAAACCTTTGGGACACGGCCACGACTCTATACGCGGTGGTAGATACCGCAGAGCAAGGGGCCGGGTCTATATGTTTCAGCATTATTAACTCTGACAATCCTGCTGATTTAGAATGCGATTTGCAAGTATCTAACGATGGTGACAACTGGGCGAACTGCCCATTCAAGGATGAGACAGGCACCGAAACCGCTGCTGGTGCAGGGTTCACGGTGAATAGCGCAACCATCCAGCATGTCATCGTCACTTACTCAGATTACCCGCGCTACGCTGCGTTCAGGTTCTTTAGGTTGTCAATGGTGCCATCGGCAGCAGTAGCCAACTGCCTTGTACATGCCGTTCTCAAATAAGGAGACGCCATGGCACGGCCTGAACGATGTCGCCACTTCATGAGGGCTTCAGAAGGTAACCCATTCGCCGCCTTGTTGACAGGGCTAGTCAGCCAATGGACTATGAACGCTGCCACCGGAGCCAATGAACCTGACACAATCAGTGGGAATACGCTGACATTAGTTGATACGTCAACGAGTGTAGCTGGAAAGATTTCGACTGCTCGCGTCTTAACCCATGGATATTTAGCGTACGCTACTGGTGCGACATACAATCTTTACCCGATGTCATTTAGCTTCTGGTTCAAAGTTACCAGTGTAAATGGTGTGTTGGTGTGGCATTACAATGGTGCTCTTAATGGCTACACCTGCTACCTGTCTGGAGGCAAGTTAGCCTTCTTTATTTACATTGGTGGTGGCAATAACGTCGATCACACATTCACCACGGTAGTCAACGATGACACATGGCGACATTGCTGCATTGTGCTAGATGCGTCTGGAGTAACGTGCTATCTAAACGGTGTATCAGATGGGTCAAAGGTGTGGACAGGGACACCCCAGGCACCAACCAGTACAAGTTACTTTTCCGCAGGAGTGAGTAACATGGAAAATGTTCGCCCTGCCGGGAACATTGATTGCCTCAAGATATGGTCGGTTGCATTGACACCTACTCTCGTGGCGCTCGACTACAACGCAGGGGCAGGCAAAGAACTATAAGGAATGTGCAATGAGACTGCTGACTCTACTTCTCTGCCTTCTCCCCACGACAACCCATGCTCAAACATGGGTTGATGTGCTTCCGCCAACGACACCGTTGGTATCTGGGTTTGCCCCCGAGCAAAGCCAACTGAGCAACCATACCTGGCTGTATCCGTTCACGCAGCCGACGCCGGCAGGAACGTACGAAGTCAGCAATGCCGTCATCGATAAGTCTCAGAAGCTTGGGGCATGGAGCCAGCCGAGGACGCTGGTATTGCAAAGCGGGTGGTTCCTACACGTCGGAAGCTGGAACCAGCCGGTTAGCGGCGACGAGGCTGGCATCGCGTGGAAAGTGAAAGTAGTCACGGCAACACAGTTCGATTACACTCCGTTCACCAATGGCAGCGAACATTACTTCTACACCGGGTGGAGTGGCCAGTATGTGCCCAATATTGTGGCACCATACTCTTACAGCCTGCCCAGGTTGCAGGAAATCAAGCAGGATTCCCGCAGGCTCTACCGGTTGGATCTGCTGACACCAGGCGGAAGGCATACCACCGTGGCACCGGCACCAGTGTGTGTTGCCAGTAATCTGCCACTCACTGCCATGGAAATCGCTTGGTGCCGGGTCACCGAGACAGGTGAAACCGCACTCAGCCCTAGTTTCTTCTTCACCCCACCAACGCCGAACGAAGGTTACACCGTTGCCGAGGTGTGCGAACTACCGTTCGGCCTGCAAGAGCAGCAGCCCCAAGGAGTAATCGGGTACCACATCTACGTCAAGATCGGTGGCATCTGGCAGCGAGTGCCGGCGCCGCACTGTTACGGTACTCCTGCCACGCCTGACGATTGGCTCTTTCAGTGGCACGATCGGCAGCCTACGATTGCCAGGATTGTGCCATCTGCCCCAACGCACAACCCGGTGGCTCAGCCGCAAAGCAGGTTAAACACCCTGCAACTGAAGCTCAGAAACACCTATGGTAATATCCAAATATCACCGAACGCGGTGTGCAAAGCATACTGCCCTGTCATCGATGAATGGCGGGTAGGACCATGGCCATTTATCACTCCCACCTTTGGCCGGCGGATATCGTCGTCCGATGGTGGTCGATGGGTGTTGCGGCAACATACCAGCATGAGTGGCCACAAGTATTGGCCGGTACTCGCGATTGAGAACTCCTACTCCCAATGGGACGGTGTTGAAGTCCAAGCTACCGGTGGCTCCGCTGCGTTGAGCTTCGTCGGTGATGGCGGCCAGGCGTTCGGCAACCGCTTTACCAACTGCAATTTCTACGCGGACGACAGCCCTACAGGCGTGACGACAGCCATCTTGATCGATGCCAAAAGCACCGGGCAATACGGAAGTCACACTGCCAGTGAACAGAAGTTCTACAACACAAAAGCCCGGGGGAAGATAGTCGCGTGGGTAGGTGGCAACCAAACCGCGAATGTCATATTCAACGAGTCGAACTTTACCTCCACAGGTGCGGATCGTGCATCTTCTGTTGTGTACCTTGAGTGTCCCAACCAGGTCGTATTCGCCAATGGGTTCAATGCCGATTGCCGGTATGGTAGTGCGATATTTCGTGCTGCCGAGTACAACGCGAAGTTGCTGGTGGCCGGTATCTGGGTCGATCAGGAGTGTGCCTGTTTTATTGAATGCTGCGGGGTGGGCATCGGCGCCAGGTTCGACGCCGGCAAGGTGAATGTCCGTGGAGCCAGTCCATTGATAGCACGCCTTGTCTGCCAGTATTCCCCAAGCAAATTCGTGTTCAACGACGTGGACATTCAGCCTGATCCTGGCGTTACGAAGGCTGAGGTGGTGAACGGGAACTACAACATGGTCGAAGTCAGGACCACTGATACCTACCTGTCGGAACTGACCGTGTTGCGAGAACCTACCAAAGAACAGACAACGTCTTTACTCAGGACGATTCAGTACGATCCATCGGCTGTGGCACTGGATGTGCAATTACCAGGGATGAGGTTGGAACTTCCACCCGCAGCCGCACCTGTGGGGTTTGTCGGTCCCATCCAAGGCGAATCTATCGTGTTTAACTCACTGACAGGAAGACAGTATGTTAGGCGGGTAGAGTGGACGGAGTAGCACATGTACGCAATCTTCGCACATCACATGGAAGGTATTTCCGATATGCACCATACTAAGATGCTGGCCGTATGTATCGGCTTGTTCTCTCTGCTTATGACAGGGCTTGGCTCTGACATGGAAAGTAAAGCGATCAAGGCGATTAAATCCGGGTACAGCCCTGGCTCTTATGCGTCGATGGTAGAGGATAGCAAAGAGGACAAGATAGAGATCGTGCGTGATAGATTTATGATGTTTCTTGTAGGTGGCGGTGCCTTTGCCGGTGCCATGGTCTGCGTGATATTAAGAAGAGTGTGGGCCAAAGAAGCTACTGAGAAAACCAAAGAGATGATGGCAGCCCATTTTGTCGTCAGTTTTTTCTCTTCCCTATTCTGCATCCCTGCATCGCTCAAGTATTACTTCAAGACGGACTCTCCCGAGATGGCATTCCTATGCTCGTTCCTCGGGGCGGTTGTGGTATGGGGGTTGTGGGAGATAGTGTTTGCTATCGTCGCAAGGTTTAAGAAGGCAGCCATCGATAGGGGCATTGCCGGAGTCAGAGAGGAAATAACAGGGAACTCCCAGGTAGTCACCTCAGTGCCAGCGAAGCCCGAAGCGACACCTCAAGTTCCAGTGGGTGATAAAGCTAGTTGACAAGGATGCAACTTTGTTCCTATACTGTTCCCATCAAACACAGAAGGGTAAGCCATGTATCGTTTGCTGACCGCGTTACTATTGCTGGTAACACCTGGCATCGCGGGAGCCCAGATAGTTATCAGTGGGGCTATCACCCAAGAGCAAGTAGTAGAAGCCCAGAAGCAAAAAGACAGTGCTGACCTTCTGCTCAAGCGAGCAGGAGGCGTTTCCGTTAAACTTGAGGTGGGCGAGTTTGACGAGATCATCCGGCAGGATAATATAGCTGGCGATCTGCTGTGGCAGTGGACCGACTGGGACAAGCGATTGGTGACTCCTACCAACTGTGCCTACATAGCCAAGCATGATGTTGCTGCCGGCGAAACGCTAGTCATTCGGATGAAGCGTGCCGGCGACAAAGAGATTAAGACGCATCGGTTCCCCGCCAGGACCAAACCATGGTCATGGGTGGAAGCTATTGCTGATGGTAGCGCCACATTGGCTGTGTCGGCAAACGGCGAGCCAGGTAAGATGCCAGTCGTTGTGTCGAACGTCATGTTCACGGTAGGCAACCCAGTCCCTAGGCCTGTTGTTGACCCGCCTATCGTTACTCCGGTGACCGGGTTCAGGGTGGTGTTTATCTACGAGAAGGACGCTAAACTCACCCGCGAGCAGGCCAATATCCTGGCTAGTACCAAGATCATTGATTACCTGGATGCTAAGACCGCTAAGGATGAAAAGGGCAGACCATCATGGAGGAAGTGGGATAAGGATGTGGTGATCGATCCCAAAGAAGTGTCGGTGTTCAAAGACCTGTGGGTAGCGGTCAAACCCAAGATTGGTGCCCTGCCGCAGTTGGCTATCGTCAGGGATAACAAGGTTGATTTGTTTGCCTTGCCAGAATCCGAGCAGAAAACACTCGAGTTCCTGCAAAGCTTTGGAGGCAAGTAGCATGGCATTCAGCAGTAAGCTTTATCCTGGCGAAATGGTGGTAGACCACGCAACCAACAGCGATGTCACGCACCTTAAAGAATATGGTCGTGGCTTCGAGCCAGAGAACAGCCTGTTCGGCAAGTTTGGTTCCCCTGCCAGCCCATTCCCTAAAGAACTGATCATGGATGATAACGAGATCATCTCTCGCATTCAGGAAGCGGAAGAGCGCGAATCCAGATTAAGCGATGTAATCCTCCGAGCCAACCTGCCTTCAAAAGATCAGAAACAAACGAACTACTGTTGGGCATTCGCTCCTGCGCATTGCCTAGAGATCGCCAGGTTGTTGCAGAACCAAGAGTACATCGACCTTAGCGCAGCCAGCGTGGCAGCACCCATTAAGGGGTATAGGAACCAAGGCGGCGCTGGAACTGAAGCGCTTGCCTACATGAGTGACTATGGCATTTTCCCCACGATTATGTGGCCCAACGCCGCGATTGACCGAAGGTACTACACCCAGGAAGGTAAGCAGACTGCCCTGTCGTATCGCACCACCGAATGGTGGGAACTCGGCAATATCAGGGAGCTAAACTCCTACCTGATGCTCAGGCGTGGCGCCGCCTCGGTAGGGTATCCATGGTGGAGTCATGAGGTATCCGTTGTGGAACCTATCGTCTTGGATGGGGTTATCGCTCACCGGGATAGGAACAACTGGGGTATGGGATACGGGTATAAAGGGTTCTTTATCGTCCGTGGATCCCGTATGCAGTTTGACGAATGTATCGCCCCCGCTGTTATGGTGGCGAGCTAACCGTTAGTTCTCAGGATTATGTCATGTACGCATGGATTGTGTTCGTACTATGTGTTCCTGCTCAGGACCACAAATACCAAGTAACGCAGGGCTTCGTCGTGGAAGTCCACCCTGCTGTATCCCCTTCTCGACTTCCTAAGTTCATCGACGTGCCGGTAAAATACAACCGCATGAATGATGGGTCACTCCTGGCTGATATCCTCAACCGCACTGATGAGCCAAGTCTTGGTGACGGTCGAGCGACGGATGGGCATGAATCAACCCATCGGTTGAACAACCAGCTTCGCAACGCTAGGGGCGGATCGGCTGACTGCTGCTTCTACATGTTCAACGGCAAGGCCGGGTACTGCCGAGAACCGGGTGGATTCAGAAAGAGTCAAGTCGCCCAGTACGTCCCGAACTCGTTACGAGAAAGCCGATTCAGGACGTACGTTCAAGGTGCTGGCGATTGGGATGACAAGCCTTCTTACATAGCCGAAGAGTGGTCGGCCTACATCAACGACGCCATGATTAACGTCGAGGATCGTGGTAAAGGGTTTAAGACCGATCAAGTTGACTGCGCCACTGGTGCGATTGAAATGGGCATCTACACCATCGCCCTGTGTATGGCTGTCGAGAAGTACGCTCCTGAGTCATGGGCCGACGATGCCCAGTTCAAGGCGATCATGAAACACCAGTGGGTGCGAGCTAAAGAGGTGTACGACAAGGCTGCTCCGCTGTGGCCGTTCCATACCCAGGATGAGTTGCTGAAGAGCCTGCGAACTTCGCCAGATGCCGAAGCTATGAGGCAGTTCATCAAAACCCACTTCGATGGTGTGTGGCTGACACCATAGAATACCCCCAACCTTCAACGGAGAGCGTTATGTCAAAAGAAAAGAAGCAACACGGCGCAGGTATTGTGATTGGTGGCGATCCTGCCGTAGTCACCCTGCCATCGGCTGGATTCGGCAGTATGTTTGAAGTGCTTACTGCCAAACTGCTGGGCACCTTCAAGTTTGACTGGAAGCTGATTGACCCGAAAGAACTCAAGTTGGCCGTGAGTTCGATGGGCGATGGTGTCAACGGATTCACTCAGCATGCCGGCAAGGCGTTTAAGCCTGCTATCAATGTTCTGTTGAATGCCGACGATTTGGCTATCGATAAAATCATCGAGGCCGAAGTTGCAGGTATGAACTATCTGGTTCAAGCGGTGAACGCCGAAATCGATGTCATGTGGCCTACCAGTGGTCACGTCTTCAACGCCGAAGCCCCCATGACTGGCGACGACGTTCAGAACTATCTCGATATGCTCACTGCCACCGAGAAGGCAGAAGGCCACTCCTTCCCCCAGTTTAACGCACGCAGCGTTGAACTGATGAAGGCCAACCCTGAAGTCATCCGGCTTCTCAAAAAGACCACTCGGGCACGCCAACTCAAGGCTGTGACCGACGATACCTTCATGCAGAAAGTTATCGACTTCCTGACGAAGTACGGACCGATCCTGGCCCAGGTGTTCAGCATCCTGTTGATGTTTATCTAGCAAACTCCTGCACCAACAGGCGAGGTAGACATGCTCGACTGGATGAAATCTTGGTTCGGCACCCACGGTAAAGTCGTGATCCATATTGATTCGGTGACATTCCCTTGTGGGTGTTGCCCCAGACCTAAGCCTGCCGCTCCTTCTGTACCTACCCTTTCACATGGAGATGCCTACATGGCAATCAAATATCCTGTCTCTGTTCCCGCTGGTGCCGCCGATGTGACGAAGACTGTGGTAACGGTTCACGTTGAAGGCCAGCCGGATACTACCGTTGAACTGGCCAGTAATGGTGGCGATACCTTCATCGTTGTCCCCGAAGGCTCCAACGGATCGGTCTGCGCTGCTTACGTCGATGCTGCTGGTAACAAGTCGCCTGACTCGCCTGAAGCTGCATGGACGAACGCCAGCGATACCACTCCCCCCGCTGCTCCTGCTGGTGCCCCTACACTGGGCGCCGGTGACACAGAATAGTTAGCATGGTTCCGGGGCAAAGCAGGCTGGCTGGAAACGGTCAGCCTGCTTTTGTAGGTACTTCATGAAATACTGCTTGCAACATCGTGATCGGCCAGTTTACGCTAGGGGACGTTGCGAGTCCTGCTATCGGTCGATCCGCCGGATGATGCGAGAAGAAGGCTTGACGGATAAGCAGGTTATCAGGATGCGATATCTGTTGCCTCACAGCCGCAAATGGAAACCGAGGGTACATAATGAAGTGTCTAAATCATAAGGATAGGAAAGCATCTCGTCGCGGCCTGTGCGACCCATGCTACGCGATGCTGTACCGGCAAATCAACGAAGGGCTCATGTCATGGACGCAAGCAATGAAAAGACGCCTGATACTCCCGCCGCAAAGGCTATTGGTGGGCATGATCCCGCTGAAGTCATGGAGGCGATGTCTCTTTTCTCTAAGAGCAACTCACGGGCTTCGTCGGAAGACGTTGCCGAGGCGCTCAGCCAGGCGTTCGGCGGGGCAAAAGGGTTCGCCCTGCTCATGAAAGAACTGGCCTTCTCCCCCAACACCAGGCCAGCTACCCGAGCGAAGATCATCAGTAACGTCATGAGCTACATCGAGCGAACCGCCAAGCAGTACGGCGATATGGCCCGACTGGCAGCCATGAGCAAAGACCAGATCGAGATAAAGCTTTGCCGGCTACTCGTCAGGCACAAGTTTGTAGTCCCTATTGAAGGGGTAAACGTCAATGCCCTCTTCGGGGAGTAATCGGAAGAAAAGTGCCAAGCAGGACTATGGCCGATGGCTAAACGTCCAAAAGCAGATCGATGGGTTCTGCGATGATGTAAAGTTGCCAGGCACCTGGACCCAGGAAGATTATCGCGAGTTCCAAAACTGCTTCGCGGAGCTGCTCAAGCGCGAACGCGAGACAGTCTACCTCTATAGCCCACTGCCTACCGGCGATTTGTTCCACCGTTGCATGGCCCATGAAGTAGGGCTATCTGGATCAAACCGCGCGGGGAAAACGTGTACCGCTTCTGCCGAAGTGGGCATGGCAGCCACCGGCACACATTACGTCGATGGTAAATACCCCCGGGAGAACGTGCAGATAGCTTGCGTCGGCAATGATGGCCGGCACCTTTCGCTGATGTACGAATACCTGTTCGAGAAAGCGCCGTTCAAGATATTCCAGCACCCCACCAGCTTCAAATGGATGGTAGTCGTCGAGGACGAACACCAGGAGTTCAAGCACCTGTGGCAAGAAGCCGAGCCGATGATCCCCGAGCGGCTTATCAAGGGTGGGCTCAAGAAGGGTGTGTCGTGGGAGAATGCCAAGGAAAAGATACCCAAGTCAGTTCGCCTAGTAAATGGCACCATCATCCGGTTCTACTCTGGTTTGGTGCGGAAGATGCCGCAGGGGCGAAAGTTTCACCTGGTGTGGATGGATGAAGAAATCGACCAGGCCAAGAAGTGGCTGGACGAAATGCGTGCCCGTATTGTCGATCTCAACGGTCGTATCTTTTGGTCAGCCACACCGCAGAACGGAACGGTCGAGTTCCAGGACATGCAGGACAAGTCGGAAGATCCCGAGAACGCCAGCAAACCGCTATCGCAGCAGACCGCTTTCTTCGTGATGCAGTCAGCCGAGAACAAATTCATCTCGGGTATTGGCCGCGAAGCATTCCGTGCCAAGATGGAAAAAGACGACGAGCAGATGCAGATTCGGTACTTCGGTAAGTCGGCCCGATCGTTCTTGTCCGTCTACCCCGAGTTCACCGACAAGCACATCGTCAAGCCCATGACGCTCCGGTGGGAAGACACCAGATACCTCATCTTTGACCCAGGCGTTGATGTTGCCGCTGTACTGTTCGTTTGTTCACCACAGCAAGAGGATGACCCTGAAAAACTAGCGGTTATGTCAGATCAGGAGAAGTGGTACAGGACCAGGCCAGGGTGCCTGGTGTGCTATGACGAACTGTATATCAGGCGTGCGAACGCTCAGGCTGTGGCGATCCAGACGAAGATGAAGCTCGATATGCACCCCCGCGCGTGGGTGCAAGACCTCACGATTGACAAGAAGGGTTCTAAGTCGGTCATCTGGAAGGGCATGAAGGAAGACGAAGACCCTGGCACGATCTACATGGAAGCCCTGTTGAAGTACGGCATTACTCCCAAGGTGTCGGGGTGGCAGTACGGGTCGTACGAAGTCACCTATGGCATCGAGCGAACGAAGGATTACCTTTGCCCTAGCGCTGACGACCATCTGCCCATGCTGTTCATTACCGACAACTGCAAGAAACTCATCTGGGAAATGAAGGTATGGAAGAAGGTTCGCAATAATGCCGGTGAGTTTGTGGACTACGAGAAGGGCAATAACCATTTGCTGGATTGCCTGCGTTATGCTACAACAAGGGGGTTACAGTGGGTGCCGCCTCCTCAACCGTTGGGCCCACGGCCATTCGCAAGACCGCAGATGAACACGCTGCTCCGGAATATCAAGAGCGGCAAAGCGTTCTACAATTAGGAGCCAACATGTCCGCAGCAGTCGCAGAAATGCCAGTAGTCGCAGCACCAGCCAAAGTAGCCAAGGCTCCGCTGACACGCGGCCCTATGGTAGGGCTTCCCCCTATCTCCAAGCATAACACCGTGGCGGAAAGCCAGGCCCAACGCCAGTCATGGACCCCGCCAACGATCATCCCCGGCGAGGTGGTGTTCTACCGGCCATCTGGTAATGGGCATAGTAACGAGTTCCCTGCCATCATCACCAGGCAGTCAAACAAGACGTGGTCGATGCTGGTATCCAAGCCCAACTACGTCTTTGAGGAGAAGTCCTCGGTCGAGTATTGGGATCATACGGAAGCTGACCCCCGATTGACCGGCGACCCCCACGCCCCCCACAACAACAACGGCACCTTCCGCCGCACGGAGTTCAGCCTGATGTTGTCAGGGTTTGTCGATAAGATCGGCACTCTGCCGGATGTGTCAGGCGATGTTGGTTCCCTCAAGGGCGATGTCGTTACTCTCAAGGCCGAAATCGATAAGATTAAGGCTGAGTTACGCAAGATGGCTTCCAAGTAAGGATGTGCGATGATGCAAGGAACGCCCATCTACGGTTCCAGTACCATCAACGATGGCGGTGTTTTCAAAGAACACCGCGATCTTCTTTTGGAGGCCGTGCGTGCCGGCCTTCGTCGAAAGAAAGAAGTCTACACGCCTGGTGCTAATGAGTGCCTCCAATTCGTACTAGGACAGCACAGTTACCTGTTCAACCCGAAGTACATCACCGACCAAATGTACCTACAGGTCGGAGCCGATCCCAAGAGTGACAAGCCTGCTCGCACTCCTCACTTCAAGATATCCGATAATTGGGTAGCCAAGTTTCTTCAGATCGTCACGCCTTATTTGACCCAAGGCCAGGTTGTTCGCACCGTCAAGGCAGCCAAGCCATTCGTTCCTACCCCTTCCTGCTACGGCATTGATCCGCCACAGTTGCAGCAGATGAAGATGAGTAGCCCGGGGTATATGCAGTCAGACCCGCAGTACCAGATGCGGCAGCAGGCCGCGATGATGAAGATGATGATGGACCAGATCGGCATTCAGGCTGAATCTGAGCGATGCAATAGCATGGCTGCCATGATCGAGAAGATACTGAACTACACCGCCGGCGAACTTGGGCTCCAGAAGGAACGCCGGTGCGTGGTCGAAGAAGCCCTGACACTCGGGTATGCTGCCTACATTACCGAAACTATCAAGATGCCTGGCACCAATCAGACATTGGTAGGCAGCAACTTCGTGATGGCAAATGATATCGTTTGGGATCCAGACGCTACCCGCGAGAAGGATTGCAAGTGGCTGGCGGTGCAATGCCGATGCCCGGCTTGGCTATTCTCCAGGCTCTACGGCATCCCCGAAGAAGAGATTAAGTGCAACCAGCGTTCCACCACGTCGGAAGTTTACCACGAGCGATTGATAATCAACCAGGGTGGCGAGCAAAACAACCGGAACTCGGTACCGCCGAAAGACGAGGTGGTGTACTGGAAGTTCTGGTCACGCATGGGAGTTGGCTCAAGACTGCAAACCAAAGCCGAGCGTAACCCGCTGCTCGACCAGTTGGATGAACGGTTTGGCGACTTCTGTTTCTTCATCGTCACTGACAGCATCGACTACGCTGCCAATCTGAGCCCGATGATATTCCAGAACGCCATGGAAACCGCTGCCCAGAACAAAGCCATGGTCCAGCAGGCGATGGCAGCAGCGATGATACAGGGACAGCCAATCGACCAGAGCCAGTTGCCGCCGACCGATCCCATGGCGATTGTGCAGCAGGCGTGTGCCTGGCCAGTCCCCTACAACATGGACGTTGACGACCCTTGGCCGATTACCACACTGTGGTTCCACCGTCGCAATGGCAGCCCCTACCCTATCCCTCACTTCGAGTTCGCCCTGTCGTACCTGAAGTTCATGGTGTGGGTGATATCGTTCGTTGCTGATAAGTGCTATCGTAGCCAGCGTGATTTCTGGCTGATCGATGACCAGGTTGCAGAACAACTGAAAACCGCCATCGAGAACGGCGAAGACGAAGCGATCATCACGATCAAGGGACTTGACAAGGGTGGACTTGAGGCATTCGTCAAGATGCTGGAAGCTCCCGAGGTCAAGAAGTCCATCATGGAGGTCTACCAGTTCTTCGAGAACAAGGTAGAGCAGATGACTGGCTTGACTGACTTGATGCAGGCTAACCTTTCGCGGTCGATGCGTACTGCCACCGAGGCCCAAGTGGTCAGTGACGCCAGCCAGTTACGACCGAAGGATATGGCCCAGCGCGTCAACGAATGCGATACCAGGCTGTCCCGCAAAGAAGCTATTGCTTCTGCGCTGATCTACGGTCCTAATGACCTGCTTCCGATCCTCGGAAAGCCCGGTGCTGAGGCGTGGTCGAACCTCCAAGACAAGCAAGACCCAACCCGGGTGGTACGCGAAACCGATTACGATGTACTGGCAAGCCAAGGTCGAATCCTCGATCTCGATACTCGCCAGGAGCAAAGCAACAAGATGGTTCAGCTTGTGCTGCCGATGATGGTCCAGCTTGGCCAGGCAACCGGCATGTTCGGCCCGGCCAACCAACTCCTCGTGGAATGGGCCAAGGCGAATCAGATCGACCCTGATCTAGTGCAGTTCCCGAATATGCCACCACCACCACCGGCACCAGCCAAGGGGGTGGCAAGCGTTTCAAAGGATAGACAACCCTCACAAGGCCCACAGTAATGCCACTGTACGAGTACGAATGCGACAGTTGTGGTAATAAGGAAGAGCGACTTCAATCGATCAAGGAAGTTGAAGCCGGCATCGATACCCCCACGGTGTGCGCTGGCTGCGATGGGCATTACGTACGCATCCTCGGGCACGCCAGTATCGGCATCTGCGATACCAATCTGTTGCGAGACTCACTCAAGTCACGGTACGATTTCGACGACCAGACCGACGACCGTGGCAAACTCTATGCCGCCAAGGCCAAGGCTGCCGGGGTGGATACCACAGGGAGGTGGTACCATCCTGGCTTGGCTGTTGAACTCGGTGACCCCATGGCATGGGTTGGCAGTATGGATGAGATCAAGGAACGGTGCAAGCTGCGCGGGTGGGAGTACAGCATCGTCGATGGCGAGATTCGCATAGGCATCCCCTCTGATCTCAGCAGACCTCTTGCCCATCAAACCAAACATGTGAAGGTGGGAACATGAACACCACAGCAAGCGACCAGCAGGCAACGCTACTCCGCTGGCTGGGTGGCGACAACAACGAGCAATCCATACTAGATTGCCGCAACTCCATCAATGATGCCCTGAAGGAGTTATGGGGGCGGTATGAGTGGCCGTACTACGCAGGCCGGCAAACCTTGATCGTTAATGCTCCGTACCAGACTGGAACGGTCACGTTCGACCTGGCGACATTGTCGTTCACCCTTACCGGCGGAACATGGCCGACATGGGCAGAGTACGGTCATATCAAGATTGGGTCCAGTTTCGCCAAGGTGACACGCCGAGTGAGTGGTACGGTCATCACCATCGAGGATGGCACTCAGTTCACCGCAGACATGGCGACTGCCCAGAGCTACCAGCTATGGCGAAGTGAATACCCGCTACCCAACAACATCAGGAAGATATCGTACCTCACGAACGATACCAATAGCCAGCACGTTTGCGAGTACGTGACCCCTATGGAGTTCTCGACTCGCCGGCCTGGCATCTATGGCACGGTGCCATTGCAGTTCACTGTCAGAAAAGACCCCAAGTTAGGCAACGGCCTGAATATCTGCCTTTGGCCTTTCCCCTCCACAGCGTGGACCTACCGGTATTCCTACATCCGATCACCCCGGGAAGTGGCTGTCTGGTCTGAAACAACAGGTAAGATCACGACCGTAGCAGCCGACGCCACGATTACAGGGGTATCTACGCTGTTCGACGCCACCTACGCTTCGAGCCTCCTACGTGTCGGAAGGGATGGGACGAACACCCCCACTGGTACCATCGGGCTTCACCCGTACTCAGAAGAGTTGTTCATTGACTCCGTGACGAACACTACTAGTTTGGAAACGGTATCAGCAGCAACTTACAACAGGAGTAGCGTCAAATACGAAATATCATCACTACTGGATATTGATGATGTTACCATGACATCGGCATTCTTGATGGAATGCTATATTGCCCTCGGGAAACGGCGAAACAAGGATAGTAAGGAAATGCAGATGATTGCCGGGATGCACGCCCAGGCTGTCCGTGACGCCATCTCCAAGAGCAAGACTACATCCCAGATCACCTATGCCGGTCAAGGCCGGCAAAGTTCATTAAGCCAGTGGTATAACTTAGGAACCTACTAATGGACCAGCGACCAGCACAATCTGTGGTAGTCACCGAGTTCAACGGCATGTACTCCGACTGCGATCCATCAGCCTGCCCTGATGGCACGATGGCACAGCAAATCAATATGATGAGCGTAGTCAACGGACAACTGACGACGCGAGGCGGCCTCAAGGTTGTCACCCTCGACACTGTTGCGGAGTAGCCCATGCAGTTCATCGGATATGTCAGGCTGGGAGAAAACGCACACGGTGCTGAACAGGCAAGGAACGGCTCCAACAACCCAACTGATGCCACTGGCACGCCTACCTATACGGTGTACGGTCCCAATGACGAGTCGATAGCGAACGGAACCTTATCCGTTCTTGATGCCACGAAAGACGGACTGTATTCGTTCGACATCCCCACATCGTCGCCTACCTATTCCAGGGGGGTAAGCTACACTGTGCTGGTAGAGTATGTTGTGTCTGGTTCAGCCCGGTCATCGCTTCATTCATTCATCGTCATATAGGTGAAGTATGCCTACCGCCGCGTTCAATAAGTTCAATGCGTTCGTCAAGGATTGTGCCGAGAAAAAGCACGATCTTTCAGCGGATACGCTCAAGATCATGCTGACGAACACAGCGCCCGTAGCCACAAACTCGGTCAAGACTGATATCACCGAGATCTCGGCTGGTGGTGGCTATACTGCTGGTGGAACTCAGGCAACATTGTCATCGTCAGCACAGGCGTCAGGCACCTACAAACTGGTGCTGAACGATGTCCTGTTCACCGGCTCCGGTGGTGGGTTCGGGCCATTCCAATATGCCGTTCTGTACAACGACACAGCAGCCAGCGATAACCTTATCGGCTGGTGGGACTATGGCTCGGCTGTGACTGTGGCTGCCGCAGCAACCTTCAACGTAGACCTCAGCGCCTCCAACGGCGTCTTGCAAATTACTTAGGAGACGCCATGGCACTGCCAGATTATTACAAAGTAGAAGCGGGAACAACGAAGACGTGGAAGTCTTCCGGTGGTGATTACGCTATCACCTGTACATCACTGGCTGACGCCGCTGCCCGAGAAGGGGCCAAGGGCGACCTCGGGGCAGCATGGGCCCGGCGCTATGAAGTCACCTTCGAGTTCAAGCTAACGTCGGCTGGTGCCAATGGTACCGAGGTGGAACTCTATACTTCACAGTCAGACAGTGCGACCGCAGGCACTAATAACGAAGGCAACGCGACAGGTGCCGATGCCGCATTGTCCAACCCTGCTGAAACAAAGCAACTGATGACACCTATCGGTTCCGTCCCGGTGTCCAATGCCCTCGGTACCGGCACGCAACGCAAGAAGTTTGAGTTCTGCCCTACCTCCCGGTACCAGATCCCGGTGGTAGTCAACAGGGCAGGCGTGGCGTTCTCTAGTACGGCTGCTGACACCATCATCGTCTTTAAGCCGTTGGAAGAACTGATTCAAGAAACCGTCTAAGGATAGCCATGGACGGGATAATTAACAGAACGACATCGATCAACAACCACCACCTCAACAGGGGGTTGGTTGCTGACTTTGGCCGTATTGGCACCATCACCCAGGCTAAAGGGTGGAACGCGGCGGCCAATAGTAGCCACATGACCATAGGTAGTGGGTGTACAACATCACTACTTGGCCCAACCGGGTCATCGATGAAGTTCTCATCGAGTAGCCTGACCGTTCCCGCCAGTGTCTTCGCCAAGATTAACGGTGTCGGCAAGATAGCCATCGCCCTATGGATCAGACCGACATCGTTCGGCTCCTACAAGTCGGTATTCGACACGACCAACCGCCACGCCTCGTTCTACATCGATTCAGCTACAACGCTCTATGTGGCATTCGGCGGGTCGGCAGTAGGTGCTACCAGCAGCGTGAACTTCACGCTGAATGAATGGCAACATGTCATCGTGTCCTACGATGGGTTCAATGTCAGTATCTACCGTAATGGATTCAGGGTAGCAACAGCAGCGCTGGGGCTTCTGACGTTCACGGACTCCCTGTTGTTCGGCACCAATCCGTCAGGTGGTGGATCGAACTACCAGGGACACCAGTCAGGGTGGAGAATCTACAGCCGTTACTTCAATCAGGGTGCGGCTGCAGCGTTATACCAGCAGGCCAGGGTAGGTTATCGCGATCTGTACAACCGGCTGCGAACGCCAGATGGACCAGCCACCACCGTTTCAGACACCCTTACTGCGCAGCATGGGGTATATTCGCTATCAGGTCAAGATGCAAGCCTGACGTATACTCCTGCTGGAAGCTACACTATCACGCCGGAACATGGTGTCTTCGCCATGTCAGGGCAGAGTGCTGTCCTCGATTACACACCAGCATCGAGTTATTCATTGCAGGCCAACGCTGGAATGTATGCCTTGAGCGGGCAGGATGCGATCCTGACGTACAACGATGGGGTATCTGACCCGACAACGTCGTGTTATGTTGGACGTTACACACGAGGCGAAAAGGTATGCCTGAGCCTGGTATGCTCCGATCTGCCTGACGCTTGCCCGACGGTAGACTTCTGGCGGAATGGAACAACGAATGTCGCCACCGACGCCATGCCGCAAGCAGATGGAGCAGTGTTCATCCTGAACAAGTACCTCAATAGTTCATTCCTTGACGGTTCCTATATCGCTGTCATCAGTTACAGTATCGATGGCAATGAATCGGTGCATATCCGCTACTTTGAAGTCATCGGTGGTAGTGGCGTTGGGCATGTGATAAACTTACATGAACTACGCAGACCGCTTGGACGTGCCGTGGTAACGCACAATCAAGATGGTTCATTCAAGATCGGCTATAACCCGAGGGTGGTATGACAGACTTGGCCTCGATACTCAACGGGTATTTCGCCGCCGGCACAGTCCCCACAGCGCTCTATGTTGGGCTGGTGGATAAGACCAATTATGCCAACTTTCTGCCAGGCGTCGATACGATGTTATCCCACCCGGGTTGGCAGGAGTTCACGGCGTATGCCGAAGCAACCAGGCAGTTATGGACGCCAGGGGTAGTGATTGGCGACAGCCCGGCGTCCGTCAACAACCCAGGTGCTACCGAGGTGACACCTTCAGCAGATGGCATTATCAAAGGCGTGTTCCTTTGCGATAATAGCACCAAGGGTGGGACAACAGGAACTCTCTACGGCCCATGGTTCTTTGCCGAAGGTGAACAGCCAGCAGCGTCCGGAGTAGTGTTCAAAGTGGACATTAAGATTACGCTTTTCAATAACACCCCCACAGGGTAGGAAACGCCATGCACGGACCATATCGAGTTATCAGGAACGCTCCATTCCCGCTACGTCGATTCGATAGCGGGACTACTCTTACTATCAGTAAGGATGGTGGTGCGTTCGCCGCTGCTGGATCAGCACCGGTGGAGACGCCTGCCGCTTCTGGTATCTATTTCAACCAGTTGTCTGCCATCGAGATGACAGCAGATCATGTGGCATATAAAGGTACCGCTGGCGACGCCAGGAGTGATGGGTTTCTGATCCCCGAGCCGGCGTTTGATTCTGGAGTCGCCCAGGCAGGCGCGACAACAACCATTACCCTGCGATCGGCAGCCCCATCGTTCGGGCTAACTGGGACTATCGTTGAAATCGTGCGTGGCACCGGGAAGGACAGCACCCCCCGCCTCATCACCGATTATGACACCACCACCAAGATAGCCACCGTTCGCCCTGACTGGTCAACCACACCCGACAGCACATCAGTCTACCGCGTGTATCAGCAAGACAAGGTCAACGTCATGACGATTGATGGCCTGACGTTCCCTGCACAAGCGATGTCTGAGTTCTGGTCTGCTGCCTACAAGACCGGTACAGTTGCATCGGGATCATCTACCACGGTCATCAAGACCAACTTCACCGGGTATGGCGCCAACCAGATCGTTGGATCGGTGTTCTTTCCACTCGGCGTGAATAACTACGGCATCATGCGGAAGATCACAGCCTACAACCAGACCTCGGGCGATATCACGGTATATCCAGCTTACGCCGCAGTACCAGCGCTAAGTGACAGGTTTGCGGTGTTCGGGTTAACTGGGTAGGAGCTAGTATGGATGATAAGCAGAAGCGAAAGCTGATAGCATTGGCAGACCGACTTATTCTGATGAGTCGTGGGCTAACTTCTGAACAGACAGCAGATGCCTTGGCCTTATCAGAAGAGTTCGCGCCGCTGGCAGAGTACGTAATAGCAACGCTATCAGACAAGGGTAACACATGATAGGAGTATCCATGTCGGTCAAGTGCGAGTTCAGGTATGGTGGCGAAGTCTTGCACATATCTGTACCGGCGGTTCCCAGGAAGGAAGAGACGATCATTATGCCGAATGGCGTGTTGTATCGGGTAATTGGGGTAAGGTGGTACTTCGATTACGAAGAGGTGAGGAACGCCGACGCCGCAGGGCAGCATATCGACCGATACAAGCCTACCCCTACCTGGCAACTGATCGACCAGGCAATCAACGCCATTGTGTTCTTGGAGAAGTAAATGCACATGATGCTGGTGGGTGGTGGTGGAGACGCGAAGCGAGTAGAAGCAAACTACACGCTTCGCGTTAGTGCGTCCGGTGGTAGTGTTGGGGTGTTGGCGGCCAACATCACGTCGGTATGTCATTCCACGATGATAACCACTGGCAACGGCACACTGCTGATGGCGAACGGCTACGATACGATGTACCGGATGAGGCAGAACGAGAAGACGCTGTCGCCTGCCGGTGTGCCAGCCCCCAAGACCCCATTGCGGATCATGACCGCAGCCGAGATCTCAGGCGACGCCGGCAGCCAGGTAACTCAAGGAATCCTGCGAACCTACTTCTTTGACTTCACGGAGTATGGACTACATGCCGGCATCCGTGTGTCAGGGGATATCCCCGCTGACCTCCTGGCGTTGCTCAACCCACCATCGTACGACATCCGGTACACCCCACTGGGTCAAAATGCTTTCACGAAGCGGCACGCCGATTACCTCACCCTGCTTCGGCAAATCAGGGCAGACGAAGAGGCAGTGAACGAATACGGCAATGTGCTGTCAGCCACAGCGCTGCGTAACATGTTCCTACTCCCCTACCGCACCGCCGGCGATGGCCTTGCTTGGCGGAATACCACCATCACGATTGGTATTCGAAATATCAACAACATCGAGAACACGGACATCTTCACCACCTACAGTGGCAGATACCAGGCGTTCGTCCGATTCGTTGACAAGGATGGCATCCCTTCAGACCCATCGCCTATTTCGACAGACACGCTCCTGGTGAATGCCCCCTACGTCTTCTACCGGGATGTGGAGAAGCCGACGGATCCCAATATCGCTAGACGCCAAGTGTTCAGGAACATCGATGGCAGCAGTGATGCGTTCTATCTGGACATCGACACGACAGACCTAACGAGCAGCACGCTTGTCAGTTACAACACCGATGCTCAGCTTAAATTGAAGTTCGGCCAGGCAGTGTGGGACGACAACGGGTACAACCTGTTCTATCTCTACGGCAGACCACCGAGTGACAAGCCCTATATCGCAGAGTACAACTCGGTCATCTTTGCTGCCGGCAAGCGGGACTACCGACAAGGCGTCGTCACGGTTGTCAATGGAAGCACCAGCGTCCAAGGTGTCGGAACTGCATGGACGCCAGCCTTTATCGGCATGAAGATCACCATCGGCAACGCTCAGTACCCGGTGATAGATTGCGTCAAGGCCACTCAGATTATCACACTGGGCAAGGCGTACGAAGGGGCAAGTAACCCCTACGCGAAGTACAGCATTGAACCGTACTATGCCAACGGCAACATCATGACATGGTCAACGCCAGGGTTCCCCGAGTCATGGCCAATCAGGAATCAGTTGCAGTTGCCGGAAGACGGTGATGATATCACAGGATTGGTGGTGTTCGACAATTCCATGTGGATACTGAAGAGCCGTTCTGTGTATCAGTTCAGCTTTACCAGCAGCCCGGGGATCGATGGCGATTACAAGCCTGCTTCTGCCCGAGGTTGCATCAACCAGCGTTGTGCTGTCCAGGTACAGAATGTCTGCCTGATGCTCGACCGTGTCGGCGTCCATGTCTTCAAGGGGAGCCTGCCTCGGGTCCAGTACCAGACCAATACCACCCCCGACCACTTGAGTATTCCGATCGGTGACATGTTCCGGTTTGAAGGGAGTGGGCTCCGTATTAACTGGGATGCTGACAAATGCTTCTGGCATGGTATCCACTGTCAGGAAATGAAAACGGTACGATGGTATGTTACCATGCAGGGGTTCGACCTGCCGCAGCACGCCATCTGCTATGACTACCTGATGGATCGATGGTGGGTGGAAGAGTATCCATTCCCGATTACAGCCTCATGCCAAGGTACCCAGTTGGCTGGTCGTCCGTTACTTGGCGGCCCCAACGGTCAGGTTCTCCAGCCTGACCTCGGGCCACTGGATATTGTCGATGCACCAGGCACAAGAATCGGCGTCACCCAGGCGTACAGTGCTTTCACGATACTGCTGGCAGATACCCCGCCGGCTTGCGTCGGCACGACGATAGCGATTGTTGTAGGCCAAGGGCGAGGACAGAGCAGTAAGGTGGTATGGCAGAGTGGCAATGTCATCGAAGTAGATACCCCATTCACGGTGATGCCTAATGATGAGAGCATCGTCCAGATTGGAGCCATCCCCTACTACTTGAAAACTCCCGAGGTGATGAAGCTCAAGATCGAAACGAGCAAGCCCCACGCATTCGAGGTGCAATACCAATCAACCGAAGCGGACTTGGAGGCTTACATTACGATCACCCAGGACGGTACGCGGGTGCGACGGGTGGCAACTGGGACATCTTGGGGCTCGGTGACATCGACGCCGGACGATCCAGAAGTTTACAAGATCGACCTGTCGGATAAGTGCGAGGCCGGTGTAGTTAATATGGATTCATGGCGTGAGCGTGATTGGCCGAGGAAGTATACAATACAAACCGAAATACAAGGTTTCTCGGGCGAAGAAAGACCCGTGTTCTCTCAGATGTCGGTTATTGGCTCCAGTAAGACGCAGGAATTGACCACATGAACGCAGCCTCTGTCGATGCAGTGGTAGCCCGGCTTCGGTCTGGTAAGTTCGACACGCCAAACGATCTGGCTGCTGCCATCGCTGCTGCCTTATCTGGTGTAGCAAAAAACCAGATATCCAAACGAGGCTTGCACGCCAACAACATCGTCGATGCAAACGGTGGTACTCAGTTGTCGGTGTCAGACCAGTCGGCAGCACGGCAATCGGTCAGCACTCAGCCACCACAGACGATGGTGCTAAGTAACCCAGGTGGCGCCGTGTCCACCAGGCAGCAATCGCGGGTGGATATCCTGACGAAGGTAGTGCCGGCCAAGGTGATATCGGTCGATGGCACCGGGCCAGGTTCGACAGTGACGGTAGTAGTATTGGGCGATAAGCCCAAACTGACGACCGATCTTTTAACAGGTCAGAATGTGCCAGGCGACCCACTCCTAGCGTTGGATGATGATATCGCTGACATCACTGGGACTACCTACACGTTGGGGATCAGCGGATTGCCATTCTCGGGGACAGGAGACGACGACACCGGGACAAAGGTGCCAGAAGTGGGGCAGACGATCCAGGTGACCATCGTGGACCAGCAGCAAAAGCAGACCATCTGGCACACAATCAATGGGATAAACAAGCCAACTGTGGTAAACTATCCTCAGAAATCAGCAGTTACCCAAGCTGCCATTCTTAATGGGTTGTGCTGCAAAGAACCAGCCGGCAGCGGTGGTGGCGGCAGTTAGTATAATGCAAGCAGAGGTGAATCATGGCATTCAAAGCAGGATCTCAGTACAAGTCGATCATGAATGGTGCTACAGGCGCTTGGACGCCCATGGGCACCACCGGCCAATACCTCGACATGATGGGTGTTGTTGAGCCTCAAGACAATGTCGCGTTGCTCAACAAGACACAGAGCGACAGCTTGTATCAGGACATGGACCTGAAGAAGAAGAAGTTCGACCTGTTCAGTCAGTTCCTCAAGACAGGGATGGGCGGGATGGGAAGTGGCTCAGGCTCCATGAACTTCCAGATGCCTTCACTCCCAGGCCCGAACTACATCAACGCAGGCCCAGTCTGGTCACAGCAGCAGATCAACGCCCAGTCAAACTTACAGCGAGGTAACTTGCTGACCCAGGCATCCAATCAGAACCGGCAATTCAGCAACGACCTGGCAAGCAGAGGATTCTCGCCACTGTCGCCCATGGCGATGTTTAATGAGCAGAACAACCTGATGCGTGCCAATGCTGGTGCTGCTGCGAACGAGACCGCCACCAACTGGACAGCCGCGAAAGGTAACTCAGACGCCACCCTGGCCGGCCAAGGCATCAACGCCGGCCTCTATGGCGACTACATCAAGTCGCTGTCGAACCAGCACAGCACCCAAGCCGACCTGCAATACAAGCAGCAGGCGTTGCAGCAAGACCTATTCGCCACGCTCCTCAAAGGGTTGATGTAATGGCTAAATGGCTATACAGACTGCTGCTAGTGGTGGTTTTCTTGTGGTTCTGTATCAGCCTTGGGTTCGGCATCGCTGCGTTAATAGTAACCAACGGTGACTACGCGGCTGGCTTGATGACAGCCGCTTTCTGGTGGATCATACTCACCGTGAGATGGGGGCGATAAATGTTATCGAGCAATTCCTACGGGACGAATCTCGGAGAGTTCAGCTACACCCCGCAGCGACGAGCTTCGGGGCCAACGACTTATTATGCCAATGGCATAACGATGGATCAGCGCCAGTTCGACCAATCCGGCGGATGGGGTGGAGGTGGGTTCAAAGGGTACAGCCCTTACTACTCATCTCCACGACGCATATTTGAACCGGACGACGAGCTGCGAATGAAGTCGAACGACATGATACGGCACATGTTCCCGAACACCGGCATTTACGGTGGGTTCCTGAATAACCTCATGAACAGTGGCAGGATGGGTGGCATGAGCATGAATACAAACACCAACATGCTTGGAAGAATGGGGGGTGGAACATGATGTTCGAAGACCTGATGTCGCCAGAGACAGAAGAGGAACGTCGTCGCCGGCTCGAACAAACACTAGGAATGGGGCTTGGTATCTTTGACGAGCAGCCAGCGCCTACGCCTACGTATCAGCCACCACTTAATTCGATGAAGCC